ACGAGGAAGGCCGCTACCGCTGCGTTGAGAGCTTCCTGGCCGAATTCGAGAACTGAGGAAACCCATGAAACTGACACCCATCGCCCAAGCAATAGCAATTCAGCATGGCTTCTACATCATGCGCCCATGTTCAGCATCGGCGCATACCTGGCGGGTATTCGCAGGCCGGCCCCAGTCAGGACGGCGCCATGACAACCCCACGCAAGGCCCAGGCGCAGACAGCGCGCTCCATAGGCTTCACGCAGCGGAAGAACAAACCGCCCGGAACTGGCCTCCTATGCGTCTGGATGGAGGTTCAGGAGGTCGAGGTGTGGGACTTTTACCCGCATTGGCTGAGCCACGATTCAGCACCTCTCACGCCGACTCCCTCGCGCGCGCACGCGCATTTGTCCATCCTACAAGGTGAAACCCCATGAACGACACAGCAACACGCGTCAACTGGTGGCAGGTGATCGTGGATCTGGGAAAAGCCAACCTGTCGCTTGCGGATATAGCCGCGGCGACGGGAATCCCCAAATCAACGCTGGACCAGTACAAGAACAGGAACTCCGAACCCAAGCATGCGGACGGTGAGCGGCTGCTGTCGCTCTGGCGCACGACAGTGCTGCCGAAGGTGCCAACGGTGCAGGGAAGCGTGCGCAACAGGGAGAGGAGCACGGGCTAACTTTCCGGGATTCAAGACGGGTAGCGGTTGGAAGATGCGGGCCTACACCCCCTCAACCTCCACCGGAGACTCCCATGCCCCGAGCACGCGCAGTACAAACCCCAGGCGCAGCGCCTGCAGACACCACCACGGCAGACACCTCGACCACCGAAGACACCGCTGGCGATGCAGGTGAAGTGGAATCGGCACCCAAGGGCAAAGCACCCAAGGGCAAACTGACCCGCGAGGACTACGCCAAGATGCACTCCACCGAGGTGGACGCCAAGACCCTGACCAGCTCAGTGCTGTGCAAGGATGGCTGGGTTGTGCCCGACCTGCCGCCCGTGGCTCCTGTGAGGGCCTGATGTGGCCGCTGTCCCCTTCCACGAATACCCGCACCGGGCTGCGCTCATGGAGCGCGCGCCCGAGATCATGGCGGCCGTCATGCGGCGCGCCGGCGGCAAGGGGAAGAACTGGGACAGCCGCACCGACATTGAAGCGGCTATTGCGATAGCCCAAGCCCTGGCTGACGGCCAGGAGATCCCAGGGCTGCAGGCCGCAGTCCTCAACAACAGCCACCTGCTGATTTATTCCATCGGCTCGCCCTGGTTCTCCAGCTCCAAGGTGTGGCTCATCGAGCAGTTCTTTATCCGCATCGGTCGGGGCCCTGTGTCCTGTGCCATGCGTGATCTGGATGACCTGGCCCGCGCGCAAGGTGCAACCACCGTCGTCATGGCCACCAGCCTGGCCGCCAACGACACCGCCCTCGGCCGGCTCTACGCCCAGCACGGGTATGGAGCCCAGTCAACCCAGCACATCAAGGAGCTGTAAATGGCAGCACTCTCAACAATCGCATTGGTCGCCGGCACAGCTCTAGCCGCGAAGCAGGCGCTGTCCAAGCCGAAGATGCCAGACCAGCCACAGCAGGCCCTAGACAAGGCCGTCGATCCCGCAGTCGAACAGGCTGCAGCAGACGCCAAGGCCACAGCGAACGCCAACGCAGCCGCCGCGGCCAAGAACAAAGCCCGCAAGGCCTCCAGCCTCCTGGCTGCAGGTGATCCAGCCAACCAGGCCACGGCCAGCAGCGCGCTGAGCTACGGCAAAGCAACGCTCGGGCAGTGATGGACGGCGAGTACTACATCAAGCGCTTCGGGCAGCTCAAGACCAAGCGCACGCCCTACGAGCAGGATTGGCGCGACTGCTTCGACATGACCTTTCCCGTGCGCGGGACGGGGTTCAGCGGCGAAGTGGTCGACAGCGCCAACGCTCGCAGCAAGGTAGCCTCGCGCCTGGACTCCACCGGGACCGACTCGGCCCGCACCCAGGCCGCAGCCCTGATGTCCGGCATGACCCCGGCAAACTCCCGCTGGTTCGGCGTGGACGTGGGCAACGAGACGGCCGAGGAACGCCGCTGGCTGGATGAGGCGGCCGACATCATCTGGCAGAACATCCATGCCGCCAACTTCGACGCCGCGGGCTTTGAGTGCTGCCTGGACATGGTGGCCGCCGGCTGGTTTGTCCTGTTCACCGATATCAACAAACTCACTGGCGGCGGCTACGCCTTCGAGCAGTGGCCCATTGCCGAGTGCTATCTGTCCAGTACCAGGCAGGATGGCAGGGTCGACACCATCAATCGCCCCTACAAGATGTCCGCCCAGCAGGTGGTCAAAGAGTTTGGCGAGGCCAACGTCACCGAGAAAACCCGCACCCTGGCCCTGGAAAAGCCGCATGAAATGGTCGAGCTGCTGCGGGTCATCCACCCGCGCGAGAACGCCCCGGAAGGCGCCCAGCTGTCCAAGAACCTGCCCTTTGCCTCCTGCGACATCGAGGTGCAGGGCAAGAAGATCATCCGGGAAATGGGCTTTCACGAGTTTCCGTGCGCCGTGCCCCGCTGGACGCTGATTCCCCAATCGCACTACGGCATGGGCCCGGCCTTCGATGCGCTGCCCGACATGCTGGAGCTGAACGACCTGGTGCGGATGGAGAAAGCCGCGGCCGATCTGGCCATCGCGGGCATGTGGATCGCCGTTGACGACGGGGTGATCAACCCCAAGACGGTGAAGGTCGGCCCGCGCAAAATCATCATGGCCAACAGCGTGGAGAGCATGAAAGAGCTGAAATCCGGCTCCGACTTCAATGTCGCCTTCACCATCAAGAAGGAGCTGCAGGACCAGATCAAGCGCGTGTTCATGGCCGACCAGCTGGCGCCCGCCGAGGGCCCGACGCGCACGGCCACGGAGGTTATAGACCGGCGCGCCATGATCCGCCAGCTCCTGGGACCCGTGTTCGGCCGCCTGCAGTCCGAATACCTGCAGCCCTTCATTGAGCGCTGCTTCGGCCTGGCCTTTCGGGCTGGAGCGCTGGGTGTTCCCCCTGAGAGCCTGGCAAATCGCACGTTCCACGTGAAATACATCAGCCCACTGGCCCGCGCCCAGAAGCTGGAGGATGTGCAGGCCATGGACCGGCTGGAGCTTTCGATGGCCCAGAAGGTCGAGGTGGACCCGAACTACCGGGATATCTACGACTGGGAGGAGGCCGACCGCGTGCGCGGCCAGTTCCTCGGCGTGCCGGGCAAGCTCATGCGCACCCAGGAGCAGATCAAGCAAATCCGCGATGCCCGCCAGCAGGCCGAAGCGGAGGCCCAGCAGCAGCAACAGGTCGCCCAGCAGGCCGAGATCATCAGCAAAAACCCAGACGGTGCCCGGGTCATGGGCGCTCTTGCAGGAGCCTAAATGCGCAGAGGATCGACACCCCCCGAGGTGACGCCGCAAATGTACCGCGAAGTGTTCGAGCAGCACCCCACCGGGGTTCTTGTCCTCGAGGACCTGGTCAGGCGGTTTTCCAAACCAGCACAGCTTGAAGGCGGCATCGACGCCGTGATCAAGACCTATCACCGCATGGGTGAGCACGGCGTTATCCAGCACGTCGTGGCCCAAATCAACCGCGCCAACGGCGCACAACCCCTTGAAGGAGAAAACGATGCTTAAGCCTTTTCGCGTACTGATGGAGGGCGAGCCCGGCGCCGGCGGCGGTGGAGCCGCAGGAGCTGGTGCTGCTGCAGGTGCTGCAGGCGCCACCGGTGCCGGCGCTGGAACAGGTGGAGAGGGTGCTGGCGCCGCAGCCGGCGCTGGCTCATCCGCTGCAGGCTCGGTCCTGTCCAAGGCGGGCGACGGCGCAGCTGCTGGAGCTGGTGCAGGCACTGGCAAGGCTGAAGAATGGACCCTGCCCGACAAGTTCAAGGTGGTCAAGGAAGACGGCACCCTGGACCTGGAAGCCTCGGCGCGCAAGATGGGCGAGAGCCACTCCCAACTTGAAAAGCGCATGGGCGCCGGGGAAGCCCCACCCAAGACGCCCGAGGAATACAAGGTCACGGTGCCCGACGAGTGGAAGGACGCATTCCCCGCCGACAGCGAAACCATGGCGGCATTTCGCAAGGATGCCCACGCCCAGGGCCTGAGCCAGAAGCAATTCGACTTCTTCATCGGCAAGTACATCGAGCAGGCCCCACAGCTCATCAAGGGCGGGGCACAGCTCAGCTTTGAAGCCGCAGACACCGAGCTGCGCGGCGAGTGGAAGACCGACGCCGAGTACAACACCCAAACCGGCCATGCGTTCAAGGCCTGGAAGGCTTACGCAGACCCGAAGGACGCCGGGAAGATGGACGAGGTGGGCAACAACCCCGCCGTGGTCCGCCTGCTGGCCCGCATCGGCAAGGAAATGGGCGAGGGCGGCAGCATCCCCAACACGGCTGAAACCATCAGCGCCGACGAGATCAACACGCTCATGTCCAGCCAGGCCGCGTCCGACCCCAAGCACGCGGACCACAAGGCCACGCGCGCCAAGATCGACGCCTACTACCAGAAGAAATACGGCACGCAGCCCGTCACCTGAGTCTCCCCAAGGACGCAACTTCGCAGTTGCCTTGCCCGCATGGTTCGCCCAGCGGGCTTTTTCATGTCTGGTTTCCGGGATTGTGGACGGCAGTCAGAACAAAGATAGCGCCCAACGGCCCGGGGTAGCACCCGGACAACCACTCTCAGCTAGTCCAAGCCGACACGCCAAGGCAGGGACTTACAGGGCCTGATCATCTCAGACAACCCGCTGGCGGAACGTGAATTTGGAGTTCGTCATGAACAACACGATTACCGCTGCATTTGTGATGCAGTTTCACGACGGTTTCGTCCAGGCTGCGCAGCAGAAAGAATCGCGGCTTGAGCAGACCATCGTCAGCCGGGGGATGATCGTCGGATCGTCCTTCACCGCCAACGACATGGGCAGCATCGAAGCCAACCCTGTCACCAACCGCTACGGCGACACCGAGTGGACCATCCCTGACGCCGGCACGCGCCAGGCGCTGATGTCCGATTTCGACGTGGCCATCCCGATTGACCAGTTTGACCTGCCCAAGCTGCTGGCCAACCCGCAGGGCGCGTACCTCGAGACGACCCTGGCGGCCATGAACCGCAAGAAGGACAAGGTGATCTACGACGCATTGCGCGGCTCAGCCCTGCGCAAGACCGACGAAGCCGGCCCGTTTGCTGGTGTTGCTGTCCCGGCCGGCCAGATCATCGCCGCCGGCGGTACTGGCATGACCAAGGCAAAGATCATCCAGGCCAAGAAGCTGTTCCGCAGCAATGAAGCCGACAGCCACAACGGCGAAACGCTGTACATGACCTACGACAGCGGCATGCTGGAAGACATTCTGTCCGACACCACGCTGACAAGCGCCGACTTCATGGCCGTGAAGATGCTGCAGGAAGGCGACGTCTCCGGCACCTGGTGCGGCTTCAAGTGGGTTCCCTACGAGGCGCTCACCGGCACCACCACGAAGACGGCAGTTGCCTACACCAAATCGTCGGCACACGTCGGCATGGGCCAGGGCATCCAGACCGACATCGGGCCGCGCCGCGACAAGCGCAACCTGATCCAGATCTACGCCGCCATGTCCATCGGCTCGGTTCGTGTGAACGAATCGAAGGTGGTCACCATCGATTACGTCGTCTGACGCGTAGTCCAACCACCAACAGGAGTACGAAATGGCAGAAGTCAAATCCACCCAAGCCACCAACGTGGCAGCGGGCAAGAAGCTGCTCCCGTCGGAAGACGGCGGCCGTCGTCGCCAGTTCTTCGCGGAGTACCTGGCGCCCGCATCCACCCAAGCCGTGAGCGACACGATCTACCTGGGCGACCTGCCCAAGGGCGCGCGAATCAATCACGACTGGGTGTGCAACTTCTCGACGGGCACCGCGTCCTGCACGCTGGATGTCGGTTTCCGCAAGAAGTCCGACGGCACCGTGATCGACGTGGACGGTATCGCAGCGCTGGCAGCGGTCACCACCGCCGGCCAGGTGGCGCTGAACACCGGCAGTTCCATTGCCGGCGGCCTGACCTACGTGACAACCGAAGTCGTTGAGGTGTACGCCACGATCCGCGCCGCGGTGCTGGCGGCCAGCCAAAAGCTGATCTTCGAAGGCTCCTACGTCCAGGACTGACGCCGGAGCGTCGACAACCAAGCCGGGGGCGTCTTCATTGGCGCTCCCGGCTTTTTACATTGAAAGAGGCCCGGCATGGCAACAAAAGTCAGCATTTGCTCCAACGCCCTGTTGATCCTGGGGGCGCAGACCATCAACGCGCTGACGGAGAACAGCGACAGGGCCAGGCTGGCCTCCAACCTCTACGACGCCACCCGCGACGACCTGCTGCGCTCGCACCCGTGGAACTGCGCAGTGAAACGGGTGGTCTTGGCCCCAGACGTGGATGAGCCGGCATTCGACTATGGCAACCAGTTCTCACTGCCCGGCGACTGGCTGCGCACTCTCTCTGTGGGCCCGGACGGCTTCGAGGTGGACTACAGGGTCGAGGGGGAAAAAATCCTCGCAACCGGCACCAGCCTGGCCCTGCGCTACATCTTCCGCAACGACAACGAGGCCACGTGGGATGCCCTGCTGGTCACGGCCATGGAATTGAAGATGGCGGCCAAGATGTGCTACGCCATCACGAAGTCCGCCTCGATGACAGAGCTAACCGAGAAGAAGCTCGAAGCGCACATGAGGATGGCCCGCTCCGTGGATGCCCAGGACGACCCCGCCCAGACGCTGGGTGATGAGCGGCTGCTCAGCGCTCGCTTTGGCAGCGTGCGGAGGTTCTGATGGCCCGCGCCAAGATACTCCAGACCAACTTCACGGCCGGCGAGCTCAGTCCCAAGCTGTACGGCCGGGTGGACATTGCCCGCTACCAGAACGGGGCCAAGAAGGTGCGCGACTGCCTGCCGCAGATTTACGGCGGCGTGCGGCGCCGGCCCGGCACGCTCTGGGTCCAGGAGGTCAAGACCTCCGCCAAGCGCACCCGCCTGATCCCCTTCATCTTCAACGAGAGCACGGCCTACATGCTGGAGTTCGGCGACCTCTACATGCGGGTCTACAAGAACGGCGCTCTCGTTTCCCCTGGAACACCAGGGGCTTACAGTGGTGTGGCAACCTACACGCCGGGCATGCTTGTGGCCAGCGGCGGCGTGAATTACTACTGCATCGCCAACACCACGGGCAACGCGCCGCCCAACGCCACGTACTGGTATGCCATGCCGGCCGGGTTCTACGAAGCGCCCACGCCCTACACCGAGGCCATGCTGTCCCAGATGGACTACACCCAGGGCGCGGACACCATGTTTCTGTTCCACGAAACGCTGCCTATCCGCCGTCTTCGGCGCTTCGGGGACAACTTCTGGACCTTCGACAACCCTATCGAGGAAATGCCCTACGAGGAGCCCGGCTCCTTCCCGGCGCCCAGCATGACGCCCGGCGTCGTCGGGCCGGTGGGCGCGGCCATCAACATGGTTTCAGGCGGGCCGATCTTCGCCGCAACCGATGTCGGGTCCTACATCAAGATCAACGGCGGCCTGGTGAAGCTCACCTCCTTCACCGACAACATGCACATGTCCGGCGTGGTCAAACATGTGCTGACCAGCACCACCGCGGCGCAGCCCTTTTCGTGGAGCCTGCACGCCCCGGCCTGGTCCGCCACGCGCGGCTACCCCAGGACCGGCACGCTGTTCGAGCAGCGCCTGGTGGTTGGGGGCTCGCCGTACTTCCCGCAAACGATCTGGGGCAGCATCACGGGCATTTATCTCGACTTCACCATGGGCACGGCCGACGATGATGCTTTCAGCTTCACCGCGGCCTCGGACCAGATCAACCCCATCCAGTACCTGGCCAGCAGCAAGACGCTGGTTGCGTTCACCAGCGGAGGGGAATTCACCATCACCGGCGGCCTGGAAAAGCCCCTGGCGCCGACGAACGCCCAGATTCGGCAGCGCAGCAACTACGGTTGCGCCCGCGTGCGCCCGGTGCGCATCAGGGACTCGGAAATCTTCATCCAGCGCGCAGGCCGCAAGGTCCGCTCCTTCGCCTACAACGTGGCAAACGATGACTGGACCGCCCCCGACATCGCGGTTTTGTCCGAGCACGTCAGCGAATCTGGCATTGTGGACATGTGTTGGCAGCAGGAGGCCGACTCCATAGTGTGGCTGGTGCGCGCCGACGGCATCCTGGTTTCTGTCACCTACGACAAGGACCAGGATGTGACCGCCTGGGCGATCCATGACGGATTCAGCCAGCTCGATGAAAACGGGGACCCGACCGTGTTTGTGGAGTCCGTGGCCACCATCCCAGACAGCGATGGAGACCAGGTGTGGATGGTGGTCAAGCGCACCGTCAACGGGGCCACCAAGCGCTATGTGGAGCGCCTGGTGGAAGATGCCTTGTCCGACTGCTCCAAGATCGACACCGCGGGCGTGGCCACTAAAAACTGGTCCGGCCTGAGCCACCTTGAAGCCAAGTCCGTGGTGGTGGTGGGCGACGGTGGGGTGATTGGCCGCTACACGGTCACCGCCGGGGCTATCAGCATTGCCAGGGCCTGCCTGGACGTCGTGATCGGCCTGGACTATGAAAACCGGGTGGAGCTGCTTCCGCCTGAAATGCAGACCGGCGAGGGAAGCTCCACCGGCTCCGCCATGGGCACCAGCGAGATCACTGCGCGCTGGCACGAAACAACCGGCGCCACGATCAACGGGCAGACCCAGGTTTTCCGCACCATGCCCAACGGGGTGGATGCTCCGCCCGAGCGATTCAGCGGCACCAAGCGGATTGAAAACCTCGGGTGGGAAAGGGGTGAGGACGCGATTGTGATCACCCAGACCGAGCCCATGCCGTGGAATCTGCTGTCTGTGGCTCGCACCCTGACGGCCAACAATTGAGGAGCACACGATGGCAGTAACCACCGGAATGATGATGGCGATCTCCACGGGCGTTTCCGTCCTGGGGCAGATCCAGCAGGGCCAGGCCAACAAAGCAGCCCTGGAGCAGCAGGCGCGCAACAACGAGGCCCAGGCGGGCATTGACGCGATCCAGGCCCAGCGCGAGACGGTCGCCGCGCAAGAGGAGGCAAAGCGCATCCGCAAGGCAGGGGAGCGTCAGGCAAGCGCCGCGCGCGCCCAGCTGGCCGCCTCCGGCATCGATGTGGGCAGCGGCAGCGCCATCAACATCAATGAGGACATCACCGGCGGGGCCGAGTCTGACGCCATGAACACCCTGCTGACCGGCAAGCGCCGGTCCGAGAGTTATTCCTTCTCCGCTGACCAGCACCTCAAAGCAGCAGCCAGCAATCGGGCGGCCGGCTCCAATGCCGTCAAGTCCAGCGTGCTGGCCGCCGGCGGGACGGTGCTGCAGGGGTGGCGCGGCGTGGGTTCGTCCACCAAGGACTCGCTGACCACGGGTGACTTCGCCCGCATGGATCGAAAGAGCTGATCATGGCAAAAATCCCTACCGGCAATTTTGGCAACGTCACCGCCCAGCCCGGGCCGCGCAGCCAGGTCGACATCGGCGAAGACCCCAACGCCTACGGCGCCGGCGCCGGCCGCGCGCTGGAGCAGACCGGCAACATCGGCATGCAGGTCGCCCAGCACGACATCAACGTGCAGAACGCAGAAGCCCGCAGGCAGGCCGAGGAAGCCAAGGCCACGGCCAAGGAAGCGGCACGTGTCAAGGCCCTGACGACCACCGCGCAGGTGGTGAATGGCCTGAACGACCTGCAGGACGAGATCGACAGCGGCATGCGCACCGGCGCGCTGGACAAGGGCAAGGCCCTGGAAACCTTCACCACCAAGGCGGAGCAGCTCAAGAGCAAGGCCCTGGAACAGGTGGACCCCGAGCACCGGGCTCTGGTGGACGCCACCCTGCTGGACAACGTGGGCCGCGGGCGCTCCGTCGTCAACAAGATGGTGCAGAAGAAGGACCAGGGCGACATCCTCGCCGGCGGCATGGCCTACATCGAGGAAATGCAGCGCTTTGCCGCGCGCGGGCCGAAGGAGGCAGACCAGGCCATCCAGAACGTGAAAACCTTCTGGAACGCCACTGGTCCCCAGGCAGGAGAGGACCCGGCAGCGACCGCCAAGCGCGTGCAGAGCTTCGTTGAACACGTCCGCGGGCGCCAGGCTACCGAGCTGGTCAACGTCGATCCCAGGGCCGCCATGAAGGCGCTCAAGGACCCCAACTACCTGCCCGAGCTGGACCCAGACAAGCGCACCTCGCTGATCCACGCCGCGGATACTGCAGTTCTTCGCGCCGAGCAGCGCGCCGAGGTGCGGGCCCAGGCGGCCGACCGCAAGATGGAACGGGAGTGGAAAGCGCTCACCACGGTCCTGGATGCGGGCAAGGTGCTTGATCCGGACTATGCGACCAGCGTCACCAAGCAGTTCAAGGGGACCCCCTACGAAGGCGCGCTCAAGGCGCTGATGGACGACAGTCCAAGGAATGCGGCGTTCGTCACCCAGCCCGTTGCAACGCAGACCGCCAACCTCCTGAGCATCCAGGAAAAGATGAACACCCGTGGCGCCTCCCCGGCGGAAATCAAGGACTATGAGCGCAAGGACAAAGCGCACAAGGCCACCCTGGCTGACATCAAGGAAGACCCCTACAAGGCCGCGGCCGAGCGCGGGGTGATTACCTCCGTGACCCCGCTGACCATGGACCTCAAGGCCCTTCCCAGCCAGCTGGCCGCCCGCGCAGAGACGTCGCAGACGGTGAGCACCTGGACCGGAAAGCCTGAATCCCTGTTCCGGCCGGATGAGGCCCACAAGGTGGCCGAAGTTCTGTCCGCCCTGCCGCCAAAAGACCGTGCTGGAGCTATGGAGGGCCTGGCCAAGACCATGACGCCGGGCCAGATGCGGGCCTTTGCCAAGCAGCTGGGCAGCAAGGACGACACGCTGGCGGCAGCGGCCATCCTCTCCGCCCAGAGTGCCAAGACTTCCAACGGCCGGCTGGTGTCGGAAATCGTCCTTGGCGGAGCGGATGCGCTGAAAGAGCAGCGTGTGAAGTTCCCTACCGGCCAAGGTCCGGAGGTGGTCCGCTCGGAGATCGACAAACAAACGCGTGGGGCCTTCCTGAGCGAGAACGCCCAGCGCGCTGCTGGAGACGCGGCAATGGCGGTTTACGCCGGCCTGCTGGCGGAAGGAAACACCCCGGACATCAAGCAGGCGGTCAACCTGGCTACGGGCGGCGTGATGGAGGTCAACGGCTCCAAGATCATCAAGCCCTGGGGCTGGAAGGATTCCCAGGTCACCAAGGCGCTGCGGGACTACGACGCGCCCAAGGTCACGGCGCTCACGGGCGGGAAACCGGTGATGGTCGGTGGTCAGAAGATCACCCCGGCCGAGCTCGCCCAGCACCTGCCCAGCGCCCAGCTCGGCCCGGCTCCAAGGCCTGGGGCCTACACGGTGAGCATCGGGGGCCGCCTGGTGTCGGATGAAACGGGCAAGCCGCTGTACTTGCCACTGGTGGGAGCACCCGAATAATGTTCGATGACCTCTACCCAGAGCAGGCACAAGCGGCACTCCAGGCCAAGGTTGCACGGCCGCCCGAGCCGCCGGCGCCGCGGTTCAGCCTGTGGGGCATGACCTCCGCCGTCCCCAAAGGCGCGGCGGCCGGCACAGCCCAGGCCATAGGCTCCACCGCTGACACGCTGGGCGCGTTCGGCTCCGTCCTGGCAACCACCGAAGGCAGCAGCGGCGGCATGTTCAGCCTGCCAACCCCCGAAGAAGAAAAGCAGAACCGGGAGGCCACCGAAAAGCTCAGGGCCAATGGGCCGGACTACATGAGCGAGGCAGGGCGGAGTTTTCGCAACGTCGCCCATGACTACACCCCCGATCCGCTGACCGCGCACACGGCCGAGAAGATCGTTTTTGACGTTGCCCGCGTGGGCACCAAGGCGGTGGCCGCTGCGGCTGCTGCAGGCCCCATTCCGGGCGCCGTAGTGGCTGGCGCGGAGGAGGGCTTCACGCAATCCGATGAGCTGGCCCAGCAGGGCGTGGACCTGAAAACCCGCACGAAGGTGGGCGGCGTCACCGCGGCAATTACGGCGGTCAGCTTCGCCCTGCCGGTGGCCGGCAAGACCGCGATTCAAACCGCTGGCCTGGCCCTGGCCGGCGGGCCGGTGTCCTTCATGGCGCAGAACGCCGCCAACAAAGCGATTCTCAACGACGCCAATTATTCCAAGCTGGCCAACCAATACGACCCGTTCGACCCCATGGGCCTGGCGCTGTCAACGATCATCCCCATGGGCTTTGGCGCGCTGGCCATGCGCGGCGCGAAGGTGAAAGGTGCATCCCCCGAATCGGTGCCCACGGCGATGAAAGCTGCCGCCACCGACGAGGCCGTCGACGCCGCGCGCACCAGCCTGCTGCGCGAGAGCATCGACACCAGCAACCCCACCCCGCACGACCTGGCCAGCGCGCAACCCCATGCCGATGCCCACGCCAGGGCCATTGACCAGCTGGCGAGCGGCGAGCGGGTGAGCGTTGCGGAGAACCTGCCCACCGCCACCGCCTTGAAGGCTTCCGAGGACATGGCCGCCCGGGTGGAGCCCCTGCGCGCGGCCGTCGAGGTGAACAAGATCGAGCCCGTGCGGCTGGGTGAGGAGGCGCTGGCCCGCCTGCCAGAAGAGCGCCGCGCCGCCATGGTCGACATGTACACCGCCGCCGCGCGCGAAAAGCCTGCGTTTGACGCTGGGCTCAAGGCCATCGCGGATGACATCGGCGGCTCGGTGAAGCTGGCCGAACTCAAAGGCGCGACCCGGACGGTGGACAAGGTGCTGGGTGACTATGGCGGTGACCCGACCAAGATCAAGGACCTGGTGCGCGGCACCATCGTGGCAGATACACCTGAAATCGCCCAGAGGGCCGTCGAAGAAGTCCTCAAGCGCTACGAGGTGCTACCCACCGGCCGCCGCAACCTGCTGGAAGCGGGCTCCGAATCAGTCGACGGCTACCGGGACGCCAAATTCAACGTGCTGGTGAACGGCCATGTTGCCGAAATCCAGGTGAATGTGCCGGCGATGCTGGCCGCCAAGAAGGAGGCGCACCCGCTCTACAAGGAGGCGGAAACGCTTCGCAGGAAATACGAGGGTGAAGTGGCGCCGCCTAAGGTGCTGGCAGAGATTACGGCGCTGAAAGACAAGCAGCGCGCGATTTACGCGGCAGCGTGGGAGGAAGCCACCAAGGATTTGAAGGCCTCGAGCGAGATCAAGGCACCGTTGCGGACAGCCGAATCGGATGGGAATACGCGGGGTGGGTCGGTGTCCCAGGCCATGGAGAACGGGACGCCTGGGCAATCGGGGTTGAGGGATACCGGAACGCCTTCGACGTCGAGTAGCTCAGCTTTGGGACCAAAAGCGGGGAGTGACATAAGAACCTCCGATGCCTCCATTGTAGGGGAAAACGCTAATTTTTACGAGAGGGAGGTGTCCAGGCTGGCAACCGAGAACCCCGAGCTGATGGTGATGGTCGACGGCATGGACGCCCCAAAGCCCATTTCCGAGGTGATGGCCATGATCAAGCAGGACCTGGCCCACGATCTGGAGGACGCGAACCTGATCCAGGTCGCGGCTGAATGCTTCCTCAGTACAGGGATGACAGCAGCGTGATACCGACAGCCGCCAGCACGGGAACCACGATGAGCCCCATGGAAAACAGGTATTCCCGCAGCGCCTGCAGCGCGCGGTCCAGCCGGCCGGTCGCGGCCCAGGTGGCCAGCGGGATGATGGAAATGAACCCGAGCAGGGTTAGAAGGAGCAGCATGTGAACCCGAAGTGTATTTCTCAAGTCAGCAAGGCAGCAGGCCGGGCGCTGACGCAGGCGGAGATCAAGGGCCTGGACGACCGGATGAATCAGACCATGCGCCGGCTTGCCCGTCAAGACCCCAAGGGCTGGGCCGCGAAATCGGCCGATAGGCGCGTCCTGGAGGCCGCAGCCGAGGCTATGAAGGACATGCAGGCCTCGGCCGCCAGGAAGGCCGAAAACGCCCAGAAACAGGTCATCAAGACGGCAGAAACGACCAGCCGGATCGCCAGCCTCAAGGCAAACCTGGACAGCGGCACCAGCCGCGCGCTGGTGGAGGACATCAACAACACCCACCTGTATGTGGACGGGATCAAAAAGCAGTACACCGCCGGCCTCATGGACCTGGTGGAGGCTGCGGCCAGCGGGCAGGGCGCGACGAAGGGGCGCCGGGTGCTGCAGTTCCTGTTTGATGCCGAGAACCCCACCATGACCCGCGACCTGACGGCCGAGGTTTTTTCCGGCGCCGCCGGGCAGACCGGCAACAAGATCGCCCAGGCCGGCGCCAAAGCCTGGCTGGAAATCATCGAGGCCATGCGAACCCGCTTCAATGACGCCGGCGGGGACGTGGGCAAGCTGGACTACGGCTACCTGCCGCAGCCCCACGACTCTGCGCGCGTGCGAAACGCTGGTGCGGAAGCCTGGGCAAACTCCACCCTTCCGAAACTGGACCGCACCCGCTACGTGCACGACGATGGCCGGCTGATGAGCGATGCGGAGCTGACGGGCATGCTGCGCAGCGCCTGGGAAACGCTGGCCACGGACGGGCTGTCCAAGACCGAGCCCGGCACTTTCCAGGGCAGTGGCGCGCGGGCCAATCGGGGCAGCGAGAGCCGGGTCCTGCATTTCAAGGATGGCGAGGCCTACCTGGCCTATAACGCCGAGTTTGGGATGGGCGGCATGTACGACGCCATGATCGCGCACATCGGCGGCATGGCTAGGGACATAGGCCTGGTGGAGCGGATGGGGCCAAACCCGAACCAGCAGTTCAAGCTGCAGCTGGACCTGGCCGAGCGGGCCGACCAGGGCATCAAACGCAGCTTCGGCAACAAGCCACAAGCCTACTGGGACCTGCTGACGGGCACGGCAGGAGCGCCGGAAAGCGCACGGCTCGCGCAGATCGGCCAGCACGTGCGCAACATCCAGACCTTCGGCAAGCTCGCCGGCGCGGTGATCAGCAGCATCACCGACGTGGGCACGATGGTGGTCACCGCGGGCTACAACAAGCTGCCCTACTGGGACTTGCTCAAGAACACCATGACAGCCGGAGGAAAGGAGGCGCGGGAGTTCGCCACCACCCACGGGATGATCGCCGAATCCATGATCAGCGACCTGAACCGCTGGCAAGGGGAAAACGTCGCCAACAACTGGAGCGGCCGGCTTGCGAACTCCACCATGCGGCTGTCCCTGATGAACGCCTGGACGGACACGGTGCGCCGCGGGTTCAGCCTCACCATGCAGGCCGGCCTGGGCAAGCTCTCAAAAACCGACTGGGGCAAGCTCACCGAGTGGGACCGTGCGCACCTGGAGCGCAAGGGGATCACGAAGGAAGACTGGGAGGTGGTCAACCAGGCCCAGCTCACCGACTATCGGGGCCAGAAGATGCTCACGCCAGAGGCCATCGCGGCCAGCGGCAGGCCCAACGCCAACCAGGTGACGGCCAAAATCCTGGGCTTTATCACCGACGAAAGCGAGTATGCGGTGATGAACCCAGACCTTGCCACCCGGGCGATTCAGACCTGGGGAGGGCAGAAGGCCGGCACCGGCGTGGGCGAGCTGGCCCGGCTCACCATGCAGTTCAAATCCTTCCCCACGGCGATGATTTCGCGCCACTGGCGCCGCATGCTCGAAGGCGGCCGGGACATGGAAGGGGCTCCAGTGCTGGCGAACAAAGCCGCCTACACCGCCGCGCTGCTGCTCACCACCACGGCGCTCGGCGCCCTGGTGTTCCAGACCAAGCAGATGGTCACGGGCAAGGACCCGGTGGACATGACCACGGCGAAATTCTGGGTGCGCGCCGCCGCGCAGGGCGGTGGGGCTGGCTTTATCGGCGACATGATCCTGGGCGACACCACGCAGGACCGCAGCACCATGGACACCATGGGCCGCATGACATTGGGCCCCACCTTCGGCAGCGCGGCCGACCTGTGGGAGCTGACCAAGGGGAACATTGACGAAGCCATGGCCGGCAAGGCCACGCACGCCAGCGCCGAGGCTTTGAAGTTTGCCAGGGCCCATACCCCCTATGTGAACCTCTGGTACGCCAAGGCGGCGCTGGACCACCTGTTTCTCCACGCCGTGCAAGAGAACCTCTCCCCGGGCTACCTGCAGCGCCAGAAGGACCGCGCGCGCAAGGACTGGGGTCAGGATTATTGGTGGGACCCGGCGGACACCACGCCCAACCGCGCGCCCGATCTCAACGCCATAGGAGGCCGCTAATGCGACAGGACCAATACGAAAAACTGCAAAAGCTCGAGGAAGAGCTGACCGACGTTTTCCTGCAGGAGGCCGACCCCAAGCTCTGGCCGGGCGTCGGGGCCACGCCCGCGAACATGGACGCCCAGACGCGCGGGGACCGGTACTGGTGCAAGAAAAACGCCGTGGCCACCATCGCCATGGTGACCAGGATCGGCACACTCACCGGCATGATCCAGCGCGCTGCCGCTGGCACTGAGCCAGATCCAGACCCCACAGAGCCCACTGCGGAGGACAGCCTGGACGACGAGGTCAGCAAGGCCGAGAAAGAGGCCAGGAAGCTGCTGGACCAGCTCACGGACCCCAAGCGCAAAGCCGAATTTGACAAGCGCGTCCATGGCAAAGGCTGACGTCTCATTCCTGGCCTTCTTCCTGATGTGGGCCAAGCTCATGCGGTGGACCGTGCCGCTGCTGCATGTGCGCATTTGCCAGTGGCTGGAAAACTGCGACGACCCGGTGCGGGTCCTGATGGTGTTCCGAGGCGCTGCGAAATCCACGATCTACGCGGTGTACAAGGCCTGGAAGCTCTACCGCAACCGGGACAACCGCTCACTGGTCTGGGCGGCTGACGACCAGCTGGCCACCAAGCTGACCCGGGACACCCTGAACGTGCTGCGCCGGCATCCTCTCACCCGCGGCATGCTGCCACCCAAGCCCGGGGCGCAATCCTTCTGGGTGATCGGCGCGGCCGACATGCGCAACCCCAGCATGCAGGCCGTCGGGGTGAACGGCAACGCCACCGGCAGCCGGGCCGACGATGTGGACTTTGACGACGTCGAGGTCCCCAAAAACATCAAGACGCCCGAGGCGCGCGCAAACCTGCGCATGAAGACCGAGGAGTCCACCCACATCGCCGTCCCCGGAGCCCAGGAAACATGGGTGGGCACGCCGCACACGCACGACAGCGTTTACACCGAACTGATCGAAGGAGGCGCCGCCGTGCTCAAGATACCGCTTTTCGAAAACGCCAAGCGCTACACCGAGGCCGACACAAAGACCCGGTACACCTTCGACTTTGACGTCGGGCCGGACGGGCTCTACGTGATGGTGGGCATCGGCAAATTCTCCAGGATGCTGGTGGAGGGAACGGACTACACGGTCGCCGGCCGCGCCGTGGTGTTCAAGAAGCCTCCCCGCGCGGTGCTGGACATCTACGGCAGTTGCGCCTGGCCAGAGCGATTCACGCGCGCGGACATCGAGAACCGGCGCAAGAAGACCAAGACGCTGAACGCATGGGACAGCCAGTACATGCTGCACGCCAAGCCGATTCACGAAACCCGCCTGAACCCCGACAGGATGATCCCCTACGACATCGAGCCGACCGTGCGGCGCGCCAACGGCGAAATCATGCTGATGCTGGGCGGTGTTCGCCTGGTGGGGGTGAAGGCCCGCTGGGACTGCTCACTGGGGAAGATCAAATCGGACGCCTCCGCCGTCTCCATCATCTTCACCGACGAGGCCGGCCGGCTGTATTGGCACCGCGCCGAGGCGCTCACCGGCGAGCTGGAGGAGTTCGCGCCTGACGGCAGGACGCTCATCGGCGGCCAGGTCAAGCAGCTGATCGACCTTATGAAGCCGCTCAGCGTGCCCAACGTGGTCATTGAAACCAACGGCGCCGGCGGGTTCGTGCCCGCCATCGCGCTGAAACACCTCAAGGCGCACGGCATGAGCGTCACAGCCGACCACACCAAGGAGAACAAGCAAAAGCGCATCCTGGATGCCTTTGAGCCTCCGCTTTCCTCGGAATTCCTGTGGGCGCATACCTCGGTCATCGAGGGCCCGGCCTACGACCAGATGATGGAATTCAACCCCGACAAGACCGACCAGCCGGACGACTACATCGATTCGGCCGCCGGCGCCATCGCCGCCACCCCCGTGCGGATTGGCCGGGTTTCCGGGATTCAAGACACCAAACAACTCCATGATTGGCGCCCAGACAGCGGCGTTTACGAAGTTGCGCTCGAGCACTGACGCCATTAATCAAGCGAGGTGCTCAAGTGACAGTTTCCGCACAAACCCCCCTCAATCGCAGCACCGGCAACGGGGTCACGACCGTCTTCCCCTATAACTTCAAAATCCTGGCGGCAGGTGACATTGAGGTTTCGGTTGACGGCGTCGTCAAAACCCTGACCACGCACTACACGCTCTCCGGCGTTGGCGCCGATGCCGGCGGCAATGTGACCATGGTGACCCCTCCAGCGAATGGCGCCATCGTCGTGCGCCGCCGCAACATGGCGCTGATCCGCGAGGTCGACTATCAGGACCAAGGCGAGCTTCCCACCGATACGCTGGACGATGACCAGGACGCGCCGATCCTGATGCTCCAGCAAATCGAGGAGCAACTGAGCCGCGCGCTGATGGTGCCCATCACCTCCAGTCAGGACCCAGCGGATTTCCTGGATGACCTCTTCGCCGCCGCCGATGATGCGACCGCTGCTGCAGGTGCTGCTGCTGCGAGTGAAACCGCCGCCGCTGGCAGCGCGACAAATGCCGCCAACAGCGCCACGGCCGCCTCCAACAGCGCGACCAGCGCCAGCGGGTCCGCTGCTGCTGCTGCTGCCTCAGCCGCCGCCGCTGCGGCTACGGCGCTGTCCACGGTGCTCACAGGCCTGTCCACGGCGACCAATGCGGCGATTACAGCCGCGGATTCGATTCTCTCGGCCTTCGGGAAACTGCAAAAGCAGATCACCGACCTGATCACCACGGTGGGCGGAAAGGCTACCTCCGGCGCGATTACTGGCTCAGGTCTGACCATGGCCACGGCGCGTTTGCTGGGTCGGACCACGGCAAGCACCGGGGCCGTCGAAGAGATTACGGTGGGAGCTGGGCTGGCCTTGTCAAGTGGCACCCTCACTGGGAAATTTGTCCAGGCGGTGGAAGCAACACCGTACACCACCTATTCCAGCACAGGCACTGCGGCAATCTACGACGACACGATCCCGCAAATCAGCGAAGGCGCTGAGCTGATGACGGTCACTATCACTCCGACCAGCGCAACAAACCGTCTGCGAATCGAGTTTTCGGGGAACTTTGGCAGCAGTCTGAACGGGGATGTGGTGTGGCAAGCCCTCTTCCAGGATGCGACAGCAAACGCGCTTGCCGCTACAGCAAATGAACAGCGTGATGCGGTCACGCATCCCTCGGTCCTGGTCCATGAAATGGCAGCAGGGACCACCAGTGCAACCACCTTCCGGATTCGCTGGGGGTCCAACGGCGCGACGGCCTATGTCAATGGCAGCAACGTAACGAGAAAATTTGGCGGTGTCATGGCCGCGCGCCTAAGAGTAACGGAGGTAGCGCCGTGATTCACTGCGTACACCATCAAGATCCTGGCACGCCGCTTGACGCACAGCGACCCGGACTAGTGCGCTATCAGATTGGGGCTGTATGGGTTGATGTCACCGACGCGGCGAATCAGGCCTCTGCGCAAGCCCAGTACACCGCCTACCTTGCAGTGCAGGAGAAGGAGCAAAAAGCCCAGCTCATTGCGAGCCTAGAGGCAAAAGAGCTTCTACCCCATGGGGTCCGCGTGTTCATGCTGATGTCCATGGAGAACGAGGCTATGGAAGCGTACAGCCTGACGCGTCCTCAAGCGGTGGCCGCCTTGACGGCTGGAAATTCAGGGTATCGCCGCGTCAAGGAGCTGCACGATCAGATTGCTGCGCTGGAGGCCCAGTTGTGAGCAGAACCACGTTGATTGCGCGTGGGCTCATGCTCTGGACTCTGCTTTTCGTGCCAAGGGTTGTAGGGGAGCTTCGCTTCTTCTGGATGCTGGTGGTTGGCGATGCCGAAGCGGCAAAGCGCGCGCTGAGGGCCTACGACATGTCCGCCAATGCCTCCGCCCTGGCAGGAAACCCGTTTGAAACCATGAGCAGCCACAGCGGGCGGGTAAGAAACACCTGGTGGGCGCGCGGCGTGATCTGGATCACCGATATGGTGGACCATCCCGGGCACTGCGTTGGCGCGAATGCCAAGGAGCAGCCGCTGCTGGACTTGATCGAAAACTACAGGGCGAATCAGCCGTGAGTCAGCCGCATTTCAAAGTTCAGGCTGAACGGGTGATGGCGCGCAACAGCTCGGGCCAGGTGCTTGATGGCAAAGCGGGCGCTTGCTTGTCGACCATCAAAGATCACGTAGCAATCACTGGCAAGGGTGGGGCTCAGGTCCACCAGGTCGCTCCCGATAGCCGAGCCGTATTTGAGGTGGTCTGGGCCGTCAATATGAATGAAGTCATAGGGCAGCGCCGGAATGTCAACGTAGTGCGCGACCTTGACGCCGTTCAATTCCTTAGCGGTCGTGGGGCGGTGGATCATTTCCACCTTGTCGCGCAGGGTGGCCGGGAACTTGGATTCATGGTAGCTCAGCCATTCCTCGTTTTCCTCAATGGCGACGAATCGCGGAGTGTAGGCGGGATCGGTCTTTTGCAGCTCAGCGATGGCGAGAGCGATAACGGCAGAGGATGTGCCAGGGCCAAGCTCAAGCAGGCACTGCGGCTTCGTGCGGATGACCGCTTCGTAGATCGCCAGCGCGTCCGCCGTGTCAACTGCCGCAGATTCCGAACTCGCAAAGGAGTCCAAGAGCTGCCGCAGCTGCGGCAAACGATTCAAGCGCCTGGCGTAGATGGATCGCAACGCGGAGCGCAGGAGCACGATGGCTTTGCTTCGAAGTTTTTTGATGCTCATACACGAATCATACCCGCCGACACGCCGGCGCCATGCCCACCTCTAGAAAGCAGCTCATGGATTTCCAATCCGTCATAAACCTTGGCGCCGGCACAGCACTCGCCGTGGCTGGGTGGTTCGCCAGGCAGATGTGGGCGGCTGTCCAGGAACTGCGGAAGGACCTTGCCCAACTGCGGGAAGAGTTGCCAAAGACCTACATAACCAAGGATGACTTCAAGGACGAGGCCAGGGAGATCAAGAACATGTTGAAAGACATCGATCAGAAGCTCGATAGAAAGGCTGACAAATGAAGATTGCTTTACTTGCGCTAATGCTGCTTGCCGGCTGCGCTACCGGCGTTGAAATGACCAAGGAAGAGGCTGCAGCGTGCAAAGCCGAGGGCTGCAGCGTGTGGACCGCCCGTGAGTTGACCATGCTCGCGCGGAAGTTCTACAGCGACGGCTACAGGGCTGGAGTGAACAGCCTGTGATTGCCCGCCTCGTCCGCGGCCCCAGCACTGACCAAGGCACTTTCGGCGTTCTGACCTTCGGCACCCAGACCTGCAGAACCACAGAGCTGCCCTGGCGTGAGAACCGCGTGCAGCGCTCATGCATCCCCGCCGGGGCGTACACCTGCGCCATCGTACAGAGCCCAAAATTCGGCCGCGTCTACGGCGTGCAGAACGTCCCCGGTCGTTCCGCAGTCCTGATCCACTCGGCCAACTTCGCTGGCGACGTGAACCTGGGCTACACCACCCAGCTGCACGGCTGCATCGCCCCATGTGAGCGCGTGGGCCTGATGAAAAACAACGACGGAAAGATGCAGGCCGCTGGTCTCGTATCCCGCCCAGCGCTGGCCCGCCTGATGGCCTGGGCCGGTGGCAAACCTTTCACCCTGGAGATCACATCATGATTACCGCACTTATCTCCCTGCTCGGCTCTAGCGCCTTCGGCTCGATCATCGGAGGCTTCTTCGCCTTCCTGAACAAAAAAACCGACATCGACATGAAGAAGCTTGACCTGGCGCACGAACAGGCCCGGTGGGGCCACGACGCCCTGATGCGCGACAAGGATCTGGAATACGCCAAGACCGAGGCCGCCGGCCGTAAAGAGGTGGCCATTGTCGAGGGTGAGGCATCCATCGAAACAGCGCGCATGGTGGCCATCGGCCAATCCCAAGAGGCTGACCGGCTGGACGCCGAGGTGCTCAAACAAGCCGGCAAGTGGAAGGGATGGCTGGTGCTGGGCGGCGCCGCCAGGACCTGGATTCGGCCGGCGCTGACCGTGGTACTGGCAGGGGCTGCAATCTATCTCAACGGCGTGTTGATCGCTCGCCTGACGGAAGGCTGGGACCTCATGACATCAGAGCAGCAATACGATGCTGGCATGCAGGCTTTTGCCTGGATCACTGGTCAGGCCAGCGCAGCGCTGGGCTACTGGTTCGTCAGCCGAGGTAACGGGAAATGACACCCTTCGCCGCGGGCATGGTGCTGGGACTGCTGATCGGCATCGTCATGGGCCTTGCCTTTGTGGCCTGGTTGCGGTCGTAGCCGGTAGCCGAACGCACCACCAGGTCTGAGCCCACGGCTCCTCGCCGGCGCCACGGTCCTGCAGGCCGGTGATCATCAGGCCGCGCTCATTCTCTGCCTGGCGGGCGTGCTCCAGGATGCCCAGCACCGCCCCTGTTTCGGGGTGATAGAGCGTACCCCGGCTCTGGTTGCTCCAGATGGGGTGGGGGCCGTAGGTGACCCGGGCCAGGACCTCGGTGGCGCGGATTTCTGGCTCCGGCAGCTTTCGGCCCCACTTGCGCAGGCGGTAAACCTTGTAAACGTCGGGCATGTGAAAAGCATAGCGCCATGGCCTGCGAAATGGGGCCGCCGAGGCGCTTTAAAATGGTCCTTTTACAGGCCCCTTTTCCTGCGGGCCACGCCCTCAAAATCCCCCCAATTTTCGCGCAAAACCGCGCCACGACTGGATCGGCGTTGCCGGTCTCAGGCACCACAGCAAAGCGGCTCAGCCTTGCCCCAGGCGCGCCCTTGAAAACTGGGTAAGATAAATTCCATCATGTCCCGTTACAACACACCTTTTGAGATCCACGTGCACGGCGAAGTGCCTTTGCGTGCGGAGGTTACCTTTGAGCAGCTGCAGGAGGCCCTGAAGCCGCTGTGGAAGTACACGGGTTCCAAATCCCTGGCGGCGGCTGCTGCGAGCGCCTATGAGGAAGAGCCGGGCATCCGCTTTGATGTCCACAAGCACCTGCTGCAGATGTGCTGGACGGTGCCGGGCGATGAAGACTTCCGTCAGGTGCTGGACGAAATGTGCATGGGGCTTAACGACCTGGCCGAGTCGGGCGCTCCCATCGAAGTGACCTTCTACGACTCTGACTTCGATGAAGAAGAGAGCGACGAGGACGAAGAGGCGCGGGACGACTTTGCGATGTACTTTGTCGGCCCGACCCCGGCCGCCATCATGCAGGTCCAGCGCGACCTGCTGGTGCAGGACATGATTGGCCTGATGGAGCGCCACTTCGACGGTTCGGAACTCGGCGAAGTCGTCGCGGCGGTCGACCGGCTGTTCGAACGGCGTTTTGACGCCCTGGTCAACTCCATGCAACTCGGCAAGCCGCCGCGGGGCCTGGGCGGGCCGCAGGGCGGTTCAGGCCACGGCGGCGGACGCAAACCCAGGCATTTGCACTAAGTGGCGCTGGGAATGCCGCAAGGCGCTACAGCGCTCTGCGGCTCTCCAGGAAAGCCCAGGCCCCGCAAATAGACGTCCACCGCGCATTTGCCAACTTCCAGCAGGTCAAAAGCCTGCGGGTCCAGCAGCCAGTTCTGGATCAATCCGTCGATCAGGGCGTGCAGGCCCTGCGCACCCACAGAGGCCGGCACCGGCAAGCTGAGCTTCATCTGGCCCGCGGCGGTTTCCATGCTTTGCTCGATCCGCTCCACAAAGCCGTTGCGCACCGCCAGATGGCGTAGCCGGACGGCCTGGAGTTCCTCCACATATTCGACCTTCTGGGTCGCGACCTCGAACACCCGGCGGGTCTGCATATCGGTCACGATCTGGCGCAGGGCATTGACGGTGGAAAGCCGTATACGGTCAATGGCGTTGAGTCCGGCTTCGTCCGGGGTTTCCTTGGGTTCGTTTTCG